TATATTTTCTACTATAAAACCATAGTTACAGTTACTAATACCTCTTTGTTTAAAGTCATATGTACAATTGATAGCGCCTTGGTGTAATACGCCAATATCAAACCCGTCAATAGATAAGCCTTCATAGTTGCTATATCCTGCTATTTGGACTACAAGCCCTGTCCCTGCTTTAGCGCCTGCTTTTTGTAGCTTAATATTTTTAATTGTTGTACCGAGTATGCCATAGCTTGTATTATTACCAATTGATAGGCATGTCCCAGTCCCTGTGAAATAAAGCTCGGCGGCACCTTGTCCTTCTAAGTTACAGTAACTTGTGTTATTTGACAGCGATATTGTGGATGAAACAACATATTTTCCACTTGGAAATATAACTGTCACTAAAGAAGTTGGGCTTAGTGGGTTTACAACTACAGCTTGGCTATTAGCATAAGTAATAGCCGCGTTAATTGCTGCGGTATCATCTGTTGTACCGTCACCTTTAGCACCATAGTCTTTAACTGAAATAGTCTCAGCAAACTTCTGTGCGATTGTCCGATTGGATGTTGTTACCTGCGTGTATTTTGGTATTAAAGTTGCCATTATGCGTCCTTTATGCTAAAAGTATTTTTTTCCATGCGCCATTATATACATAGAAGAAATTGTTAGTTGTATCATAGTACATAGGTACATACCCCGCTATCGTTGCAGGTACACCTGTAGGCGCGCCTGCTGCTGCAGGTATATAATTAAACCCATCTGCCATAGTTGTCGTGCCTGCGGTGGCAAATATATTACCCGTTACTTTAAAATTAGTACCGTCAAAAGTTAACTTTGTATTAAATGCGGTAGTATCTGGTGCAGATTGATACGGTATTTGATTAGCTAATCCACCTGCTACATTTGTTGCTTTACCTACGGTTATCGTAGTAGGGTTAGTCCATTGCGGGGCTGTACCGCTAGAAGTAAGTATAAAGGTGCTTGACCCTATGGCTAGTTTACTTAGCGCTGTACCTGCTGCGTAATAGCTTAAATCACCTACTGCATAACTTGTTAGTCCTGTACCACCATAAGTTGTAGTAATCGGCGTTGCGTTCCATGTACCTAACGTTAGTGTACCTACGCCTGTAATGCCTGTGTATGCGCCTTGAATACGGGCAGTATTAATATTACCGCTAACAATCTGAGTAGCGTCAATTGCTATTGGTACACTACTTATGTCTGTAATACCGCCAAAATCATTTACCGTTATCCGTGCTACATTTGTAGCCGAACCATACGTACCTGGCGTAGTCGTGTTAGTTCCTGAATACGCTATTGTGTAAAGGTTATTAAAAAACCTAAACCATTCGTTTGCTACAATCCCTGTTTGTGGATCTACAAGCGAAACTCTAGGTGCAGGTATCCGAGTGTAGTTAAGCGTTTGTGCCATTTAAGATTAACTCCGCACCCATAATAGCTACCTTAACAGGATCAGTTCCTGATATTTCATACACACGATCACGTAGCTTTTGTGTCATCCCTAGACGACGCCAAATGTTACGATAACCATATTCACCTATCTTACCCATTGACTTCCAATGTTCGTTGGACCACGTATGGCCGCCATCATCAGACCATCTTAACATTACTTGCGGGTCATCACCTTGACCTAAGTTTAAGCCTACGCCTGACTCAATCTCTAACTGTAGACTGTGCTGTGCTGTACGCTTCAAGTTGTTTTGACCGCTAGGTAGCGCTCTCCATGAACGTAGCCATTTCTGCGGTGCGCTGTTATCTGCATACACATCTAAGTCAAACTTGTAGATGTTACCGTTTACATAATCACCAACTAATGTTGTTGATTGGAAGTTACATTGACAGTTTGAACGATGACGAGCAAACTCGCCGTTAACCAAACTAGCACGTTCATGCCATGAACCTGTTGCTACATCATACACCCAAGTGGCATTTGCTGTAGGAAAACTAATCACATAAAAGGCGTGGCCTTCTTGTTGGTATGTGTACGCTACAGCGTCTGATATAGTGCCATAGTTCTGTATTGCATATTCTACTGCATGTGTTGATACGCGTTGTGCTGCGTAGCCATTAGACCTAAACACAACGCCAAACCCGCGAGGGTCGTTACCTAGCCAAAAAAGAGAGTTATCTAGCTTGGCTACGGAATAGGCTGCAATACAGCCAGTCTCGTTAAACGCACCTTGAATAGGGACTAACGGAAAATCTGCAGCACCTGAGTCATACCACACTTCAGTTGTATCTGTACCAAATACCCATAGTTCACGATGGATTGTATTTAGCGCTACTACACCGTCGGGAGCGCCTTCAGCACTAGCAAAGTCTAAGGGGTTTATTGACGTGCCATCAAGAAGTTGCGTAATCCAAATCTTTTGGCTATCAGGCTCGTTATATACAAAATATCCATCTAAATAACACACAGTTCCCGCACCTGTAAAGTCAGGATCAGTAATTTGAGCAAACACGTTGGTTACTTCGTTGTAGATGTAGCCTAACGGATTAGCGGCAATAAATATCTGTGTACCGTTGTCAGCAAATGTGACTGGCCCTGTCCCTAACACTTCACCAATGTATTGTGATGTGTAGTCTGTGTTGATACGATAGAAGCCTGTACCTGATACGCAGTACGCATCTGTACCGTTTGATTGATGCGCCCACAGACCTCTAATAGGGCCTGTACCTACGGTGCATAGTGTTGTTAGTCCAGGCGCACGATTAAGATAGCCTATCTCTAAGCCGTTCTCAGGTGTAGCTTCTGGAAACAAATTAACCATGCGGTTATCCGCAGCATTAATAGACCGAGCTATATAAGACTGACCTAAGATAGGACTTTTCATTAATAGTTACCAGCAAAAATATTAAAGCGTTGACGAGTAGCCACAATGCTGTAAGGCAAGCTCATAATATCGTCAGGGTTATTGATACGTTTCAAGTTACGCTTAGATGCCATCGCAATGCGTGATACTGTAGGAGATGGCTCTACGCCAAACTCAGGTGCTATTTCACAAGCTAAGTTATATTTAAAGGCACGTAAGTAACCTGGTGGAAAATAAATCTCTGTCGCTAATGTAGCAGGTTGAGCTAATTCCTCAACTGAAATAAAATGCCATTCCAATGCCTTTGTAGGTTTTGGATAAATAGCCATTGAAATGTTAGGGTGTTCCATGTTAATCCACATCACTTGTGGATATGTAGAGGTTACAGTTTTAACTGCAATACCGTCATATTGTTGTTGATTGATAAACTTAATACCAAAAGAAATACCGTTAGTTGGGTCTTTAAAGTAAGTTGAATCATCTAACAATACTGGACGAGCGCCTACAAAGTCACCTGTAGGGCCTAATGTTCGTGTGATTTGATTTGGTGGCCAGGTAAACACTTGATCAATAGTGTTATAGATCATTAAGCGTTCTGTATTCCAACTATCTATCATTTGATTTAATGCAGATAGCGCATCTTGTGATGTCTCTGCAGATGGAGTTTCGCCTTCGGCTAAAATGCCAAGTAATCGTAACGCTCCATTAATTTGATCGCCAGCCGTTGCCATATTAAGGCTCCTTATTCTTTTCTACGTCGTTTAACTTCCAGTTCATTGACGGGAGCCGCAACTACTGTTGGTTTAGCAGGCGTATCTGGATTATACTCTATCCAGCCGTTTTGTGCATCTGCTTCTACTTCTGCTTCCATATAAGCAATTTTAGTGCCGTGTACTTCATGTTTCAAATAAGTAATAGCCATTTTTTATCCTATAAATAAGGGCCGAAGCCCTTATTTTTATTGACAATGAATCAATGCAAAGTTAATGATAACAGCTTCAGACAATGTACCGCCTGAAATATTACGTAATGTGATGCTTACAGTTCCTGCACCAAGAGCGTTAGCAAATACGTTATATGAACCTGGTGTAGTTTGACCACCTGAGATTGTTAATACAACAGTATCGTTTGCGCTAATGAAAGAATTGTTTAATGTAAATGTTGCGTTAGTAGCTGTAGTCAATGAAGCGTTGTTCATAGTAATACGGCCTGCAGATTTATTTAAAGTTACAGCAGTTGATTTATCCGTTAGTTGGGTAACAACACCTTGAGCATCGGTTGTATAGCCAAGTTGTTCACCTGCTAATACAAATTGAGAACCGATAATATCTTGGTCTGTATACGCCACACCAATTGGTTTGGTATTCGACATGATATTTCCTTTATTAAAAATCCACCCCGAAGGGTGGAGTTATGTTACTAAGCAATACGATATACAGTATATGCAGCGTCCCCTGTTTTACGGAAACGGAATTGACCTGAAGATGTAATTGCTACAGCTACGGTACCGTTACCACCATCAGTAAAACCTGTACCTAACGCTAACGCGCCAGTACCTGAAGATGTACCTAAGTTAACTACAACTAAGTCAAAAGTTGAACCTACTTTAGCTGAAGAAAGAACTGTGTCGATTGTAGAAGCCGCTGGTAATGTGTATGTTTGAGCAGCAGTAGCGCCTGAACCAACTAACAAAATACCTGCAGTAACTTGAGCTGCTGTTAATGTAGCTGTAGCAGCTACTGACGTAGGTACTGCTGTATAGCCTAAACGAAGTTCAGCTAAATTGCCGTCACCTAATTGATAACCACCTGCACCATTTGGAAAAGCCATGATAATTTCCTTTACTAATAAATTGTTGAAACCCCACCGAAGTGGGGCTTACCTAGACTATCCCCAGATACGGGCAGCCATTTGTGGACGAATTGCAGAATAGCCATATAGAACGTCAATACGGCAAGGCAAACGATCATTGTTGATGTCATATTGACGAACAACACGTAGTGAGATGCCATTGTGTACTTGACGTGAAGCCATATCTACACCTTGTGGTAACAACAAGTCAGCAGTTGCAAAAGTGATTGCATCTTTATGGTAAACCAAGTTTTGCGCGTATTGTGTTGAAGCTGCACCAAACATAGTTACCACAGCGCCTGATACTGGGAAACTGTCTACAGTTGCCAATGCGTTAGCTGGAGTATAGATTGCTGGTGAAACAGAAACTGTTGTTGTTGAAGAACCTGTTGCAGCAGCAGTTACTGTGAATTGTTGCAATGAACCAGTTGTTTCACGTGTTTGTGGGTTAACTGCATAAACGTTAGCGATTGTAAAGATGTCGCCTACGTTCCAAGTTTTGCTTGAACCTGTGAAGCTCAAACCGATAGAG